TCTATACGACGGAGGGCTAAAATCAATACCACCGGCCATTAGTTATTTCCCATCATGTTTGCCCTCAAACTACGAATCCTTTTTTCTTCGTCTCACGCTTTCTGCGTGCTACTTTTTCTTTTTGTCGATCTTCTTTTACTTTTTTCCAATCAACATCTTTTGGATCAGCCTCTTTTAAACTCTGAGGTTCGTTACCACCAACAAGGGCCCACTGTTGGCTAATAATTTTATTAGCTTGTGGCGATGTACCTTTACCACGATGCTTAGGATATCTAGCCGCAGCTTGATCCTTAACAGCCTCGTATGACTTTAGGTACTTGCGAACATTCGCCATGGTTCTCCCCTGTATTATCCCCGGCCTTGCGGCCGGGGACAACATTAGTATACAGTAATTAGTCGTTGACTGAAGCAGGGTTCATGCGACCGTAACGGGCACCTGAACGGATAACTTCTTCAATAACAACTTCAGAGTGATCACCGAAGTTACCTTGTGAAAATTCGCCAAGATATGTAGGTGCTTCGACCCATGAAGCAGATCCAACGTGAGCACGCTCTTTCATTGTCTCTTCTGCATATTTTTCCATTACGTTCATGTTGTGGTTAGGACGACCGTTTGGTGTGTCGTAACCCTGATCCAAGCCAAGTTGGAAATCATTTGGAACGTCTGTATCTGTTGCAATACCTTCTTCGAAACGAAGTGGGCCACGAAGGCCTGGTGCTGCTGGGCTGAACTTGCGTTCATAGCTTGAGCCTACACGCTCAGGGAACTGAGGTGTTGGTGCAATATTTTCCATTGCCATTGTTTATTCTCCTATAGGGTTGGGATTGAGGTCCTCGGGATAATTCTGTCGCGTACGCGGCGTTTTGTCACATTAAAGATAATAATTAAAAGAAAGGACTGGCACTGACTTCAATAGTAGGCATAACCATTTCCTGGGTCAAAGAACAAGCCAGGGCTAAAGAATCCACGAAATCGTCATGTGCGTGGGCTTCATCAGGGGCAGCTACTAGGAAGTTAGGCCCCTTGTACTGTACCTCGGCATCTGTCATCTGTTGGTAGAATTTCTTCCAAATACGCAACCGTCTGGTTTTAGCGTGGGCAGGCCATGAGACCATTTGACGCTGAATCAAAGCCTGTAGGTGTTTCCAACGTTTTGACTGCTCACTAGGGCTAGAGGTAACCGAAATTACTTCTGCTCTTGGCATAAGAATCTTTAAACGTTGAGCTACAGCGTCGCCAACACCGTTGGCGTCTACACCAATAGCTAGAACATCATAGTTAGATAAGAACTGTTGAATCTGGAAATATTGCTCTTCCCAGTCATCCCCCTGAATTTCTAACCAATTGAGTACTCTATGGTCATAGTAACCAAACTCATCTGGCCTATCCCAGTCAACCCACACAACAGTTACAACAGTTGAGTCCATTTTGCGTGCTGGATCAACCCCAACAACTACAGGAGATCTGAAGTGGCTCTTTACAAGTTCTTGCGACGTATCCCCAAGATCATCCATAATTGAGGATGTAATAAACATACCTCGCTCCAACAACCATTTACAGTTGTATGAAAGCTGAAACTCATCTGAGTCCTCTCCAATTCGGAGCATTTCTTTTTTAATAAACTTTTCATAGTTAGTTTGAACTTTAGCTACGTCTTTCCAGTCCCACTGGAAGTGGTTCTGCTTAGCTCGTGCACCCATCTGTCTACGTTTGTTTAGCTGGATAGCTCGGTAGAAGTTGTTCTTGTGGGTAGTAGGTGTGCCCGTCTTTACAATAGTAGCGTTATAGTACGCACCCATCGGAGCAATAGACTTTGAAACTACGAAATCGTCTGCTTCTTGACACTCATCAATGATAATTAAATGGAAAGACTTAGACTCGATCTTAGCTCGTGGGTTAGCTGTCATCATCATAAGAGTAGAGCCGGACCTCTTAAGCTTAATGTTCTTAGTTACTCCCGGGGTCTTTGTAGGGATATCATCGATCTCTGGATCTCCAAAGACTTCCATAGCACGCTCACTGGTTAAGCGAGAAACTGTACGGCCGTACAGGGTTTCTACCTGGTTTTGAACTGGGGCAAACATACCTACCCAAATACCATCACCAAACTTACCCAAAAGGTCTGGGTACATTATTGCTAGGCGAGGAAGAATAACCATAAGAGTAGCTACGGTATTAGCAATAGTTTCTGATTTACCGGACTGACGTGAAGCTAAGGCTGTTACTTCTTCACCATCATTAATGATGATAGATTCAATAACACGTCGGGCTAGAGGCTGTTGGTATGGGTGCAGTTCGTGCCCTACTAGTAGAACCATAAACTGCATGATCTTATCTACGAGGACTTTTACAAATTCTTTTGATAGTTCCGAGAGCTCTTCTTCAGGCTCTTCTAAACCTATCTCTTCAGCGTCAAGCTCGTCTTCGGCATCAAACTCTTCTAGGTCGTCCTCTAAATCACTCACTTAACCGCTCTCTTACTCAAAGTATCTAGAATAGCGTGAAGCGCTTCAGCTCCAACACGAGCTTCTTCTAGTGTGTCTGCATTTTGGCTTTTCATCCAAGCAGATAAGTTACGACCTACTGTGAACATAATTTGATCTGTCCAACCAAGAAGTTCGGAAGTAGGCAAACTTGCCACTCTTCTTTCAATCCTTGTTAATTCACGAACTTGCTTACTTTTAAATATCTTCATCTTCTGCCCCGTATCTTACTGTATCCCAATCAAACGAATCTTCTTCGATAGCTCGTCCATTGATAGCTCTTGTTAGAGCCATGCTCTCACTAAAAGTGGCTGTCCACTTTCCTACAACAATTGCTAGCCTGGTAAAAGGAAGACGAATAGCCCAACCTTTTCCACCCCTGTATTTTCCGTCAATTTCTTGTGTCTCTGCTTTATCGAGTATAACAGGTGGTTTTACTGGATACACCATAGTGTGCCAATAAAAGTTACCTACATCACGCGTCGTCGCCATCTAAGTTGCCCTCACATGTATGATCAGCTGTTTTATGCTCAAACATAATCTCACCGCATAGTCTACACCTAAATTCACGTAGCTCTGCAAAGTTGTTTTGCGCTGTGCCGCCAATAGGAGTATCCTCGTCTAAAGGCTGGTAATCCACAATAACTTCAGTTGGGATATAAATCTCCGGTGGAAACGGTCCTTTAGCAAACCCAGCAGTTTTTGGCACTGGGTGTCCTTGTTTTGTTATTACCCTCGTAACTCTCATTACTCAGCCGGTGTCTCTTCAACAGGTGCTTCTTCAACTACAACAGCTGCTTCAGCCTCTGCTTTCTTTTTAGCCTTTGTCTTTTCACGAACTGCTACAACTTCTGCTTCTTTTTCTTCACGAAGCTTATCGTAGGGTGTTGGTGCAGCGTCTAGACGCTCAACAATGTTAGGTAGGCGCAGCTTGTTGTACATCTTAGGGAGATGTGCGTCACAGAACTCCTGCTCAAGTGTTCCCTGATTCTTTATTAAAAATACAGCATTATCGCCGCAATTTAAACATTTTGCCATTTTTGGCTCCTTTAAGTGATATGTACAGACGTATATCATATCAGACTCTATGTTGCATGTGCCCTGTATTTACTGGTAGAATATTGAATAGGGGAGTAAAACCCCCAACACTAACAACGAAACAAAAGGGTTGCAACTAGCTTGGCAGACAGACGCCAGGCTATTTTTTATCAGGTGACAGATGATAAAAGGTTCGGGTTGGCCTTCTAGCCTAGGAGATAGTGTGAAATTTAATGAAAGAACTATTTTAAAAGCAAAAGCTACCCTAATGATAGCTATGTTAACCATAGTTACCACAAACGAAGCCTATGCGGTATATAACAGGGTTGATACACCCACTGTGATCACTACCCCGGTCGTAGTTGATCCTCTAGATAAGTATCGGGAAATGACAAAGTTCAGTCCTACGGACCTAGCAGACATGCTTGAACTGGTTGGATTTAAGGATAGCTCCTTAAAGACGGCCTGGGCGGTAGTTATGCGGGAATCCAG